ATGGCTCTGAAAAACTTTCAAAATTGATTGTGGACGCGGAATCCAGACCGAAAGCCTCGATCTTCTGTAAGGCATGTACCGTCGTTTTATCTTCTACGTTCGGCTGTGGTTCTGGATAGTCAAAGTTAGCCAACGTGGTGAACGCCAACAGGGATTGTTGCTCGGTAGACGTGCCGCCCGAAACATAGGTCGAGAATCCAGTTGAATCCAAACCCTCACACGTAAACTCGTCTGTGGTCGGTGTGGCCTTGACACGAACAACCCGCCCATTGATCTGACTCATTCCCACAACGTCATCAATAACCGTAAGCTCTCCGGCTGAAAGCCCGTGACCTACGCAAGTTACAACCGCTTCACTTGCCTTTGTAATTCCGGTAATCGCCTTGGCCGTACCGAATGCGCTATTTATTTCTACCTTGACACCCACGAACTGGACAGTATTAGACATCATGCCTCCTGTATTATCTGAGAAAAGTACACAAACACGGATTGTACCAGCCTATCCTCTTCCGGGCGCGGGTCTTTTATTGCTGGTGTTCTGTTAATTGTTACACCGGACACAATTGAACCGGATTTAAACGTGCTTTGAATCAATTCGGCCCTTGCAGTTATCGTGCCGCTTCCGGCAAGCAAAGGATAAAACAACCGAACCTGCATGTATCCTTTTTGTTCATACCAGCGATGAATGGCGATATTGCCCGGATCGGCGAACTCAAAGAATACCTGCTGGTATGGTGTGCCTTCCACCGGCTCGTAATTATCTCCAACGTAGGACGTGGCCAAGGCTGGGCTGATCGCCGCAAGTGCTGTTTCAAGGGCCGCACGTATAGCTTTATTGGACATTGTTTGCAGCCTCTCTCACTACCTGCTCGAACTCCAATACGGTAACGTGAACCATGCCGTTTGGTGCTTGGCGTGACCATCCTTCTTCGAGTGGCTTAACGTAGTCCACGTTATTCGCTATCCAATGTATCCCTGCTGCGGGCGCACCTAGCACACCAGAGGTTAAGCTTTTAATTGTTGCCGATCCCGATGTGTCGACAATCTCCAAAACCGTTGTGGGCATTTGCCCAAAGTTATACTGCCAGTTCGCCCTCGACCGGCCACCAACGTATCCTTTTGGCGGATATTTCGTCTTCCAGTATTTCGTGTCGCCTACCGGATTGCGCATTATGATTCTTGTTCCCATGTCGATAACCACCGCTCGAACAACACGGTCAACCTTTCCTGTGGCTTTATCAACAAATCGGGAAAGGTCAACAGTAAAACTCATTTCCTCACCTGCAATTTATAAACAATAGGCGTTCCATCCGGCGCAACGATTTCAACATTCTTTATCGTTCCGGCAAACCCAATAAACGAAACTTGTCCATTCACTTTCGGTTCTGTCAGCCCGGAAGCAGCAACGATAACTTTAACGTCCCCGCGTTTTATGTTAGTTCCATCAATCTCACTGGCCTTGTACCCAACCGGCACACCTACCCCAGTCTGTACTGTTTCGGTGCTGGATACTCCCCCAGTTGATGGATTGTACGCCCCCGGCGTTACCGTGGTGATCGTGATCTGCTGGCCTTTCCTTCCAAGCAGATCAAGCGCCAGTGCGATTGCTGAATCATACTCGCTCATATCCGTACCATTTGCGCGGTGCGTCCGGCACCGTTCGTCAAGAAGCGAGACAACATTGCATCGATCTCTGTATACCGAACTTGAACCGAGCTAAATTCACTGTATGTGACAGAAACCGCACCTTCTACAGATTCGCTAATAACTTTTCGCCTCTCATCCGACATAAGGTCATCCCCGGTCGATGCACGAAGGGCAAGCAAGGCGCAAGCTTGTTTCACTTCATTTGGCACAATGCCGTTGTCGTAATACTGAAGGAATCGAAGCCCAGCGATTGGCACGTCTTCCCTTGGCCAGTCCAAAGCCTGCTCTGCTGTCTTACGGTAACCTGCCCACAAGGTCGTGTACTTCCCTGTCATGTAGTCAGTACCCTTGCGCAGGTTTTGTTCCTTTTGTGGCGTAGTGAGTAATGCCCATGCCGCGTTGCCGCGCGCGGAATGTATCGTGTCCGCATCAGCTACGCTGCACAGCGATTCGGCAATGGATAAACCTGTTCCATCTTCAACGATGAGAGCCATTATTTATCTTGTGTTGGTTGCGCGGTGTCCGCCTTCTTTGCTGCTTTGTGAGAATGTTTTGCTGCTTCAGCCTTTATCTCTGCTTCCTTGGCCGCAATCTCCGGTTCCCAAAGCACATGCTTTGCTGGATCAAAATCCTGCTTGTTGATCAAATGCCACCCTCTCGGCCCGTCTCGAACTACTTTTACTGTTTCAGCCATGTTTTTCTCCAAAATAAAGGGCGACTAATAGCCGCCCTTAGTGTTTTCTTAGCTTACCGATTAACCTCTCAGGATCGCTACGTGTTGTGGTTTCCACACGATAGCGTCGTACAGCACCCCGATTTCGATCATTGTTTTCTTGTAACCTTTGTACACGGAAACATCAAAGGCCAAGCCAGAGAACGGGTCTTGGATAATCATTCTATCCGTCGCAGCGTCCCCGCCGTTTGGCACAGCTACCGGGCGCGCAGCCAGCTCAACCGCAGATTGATGGAAGCCTACGTTGTATGTGTAGCTATTGCCAATTGTCATTTCCACAGTATCCGCCACCGCTGCGCGAAGCCCAGGGTCATTAAGCACAATATCACCTGTTGCTGTCAACAAGCCAGTTTTAACAACGTAGTTATTGATGCTGTCCCCAGCAAAGGTCACAATATCGCCAGCCAGAACACCATTCGCCCCGGTCGTGCCGCCGTCCAAGGTTATTGTTGTTTGGCCAACTGCTTCACCAGAACCATTGTTTACGTCGTACAGTGTGCCCGTTCCTTTGGTGTGAATACCAATACCGGCAGATTCCTTCATCATGAATCCTTGAAGGTCAAGCAAAGCCCCACGGCGCAACAATGAATCGTTACCTGACTCATTAACCTTTTGCAGATTGGCCAAGTTTCTCAATTTTGTACCAGCGGTCGAGCTAATCACTAACGAAGATCGGCCATCTTCCATCGGGCATCCGTTATCCACCAGGATTTGGCGTAATTCCGCGATCAGATCAAAGTTCGAGCCAAACGGCGTAGTTCCCGCCGAACCGACAGCGCGGGAAGCACCTTTATAGATGATACCTGCCAGATACGCTTCGATTGTGTTGGTGATAGCACGCATCGCTTGCAGGATTTGATCGCCATAAATGGTTTCAAAGCCACTGCCATTGTTGACATGCTTAATGTCCTCACCCGTCCAAGGAATTTGCACGGAGGCGTAGTGATTTAATTGCAGCGCCTTGTTGTCTACCGTCTGATCCGTTCCTTCGGGAATGGTCATCGAAGGGGCAAACGAGCTATTCACCGTGGGAGTGCGGGTAAAATGCGAACGCACAGTATCTCCCTTCGCTACTTGCTCCGCGCCTGCGTTAACCGTTACGGAAGGAATCAACCCAACCAGTTCCCGGCCAACAACATCCGCCGCTTTGTATAAGTCTGCTGCTAAGTCCGTCAATGTGTTCGACATGTCAATTTATCCTTTAATCGTCAACCGGCCTTCCGCCCTTTTTCGTAAACGCCGCGCGTTCGTGTTGTGGTAGTGCATCAAACACGGAGCGCTTCATTGTGAGCTTATCGCCTTTGTTTTCAGTATTCCCGCCTGATCCGCCGCCACTGTTCCCGGCAAGGTACCAAGTAGGATTCTCTTTAATCGTTTCCTTGTTGCTTAGCCATTCCTTAAGGGAATAGGGTGTTTTACCGTCTGCACCAAGCACTACTTCATTGTCCTTGTACTGACGCGCTATGCCGTCTTCGTCTAACCGCCACCCATCTTGCATTGCAATCAGGAAAGCGTACTTCGTGGCCGTAGCATGCATCCCTACTTCCTTATCCGAAGCGGCTTCCATTAGTTGCCCCTTCAGCACCTGCATTTCATGTTTCTTTGCACGTTCCTCAGCTTTTTGGGCTTTGGCTTCGGCTTCGGTTTTTGCCGACTCAAGCGCTGATTTCTGCTTTTCGATACGACGACTAACAACCTCGTCCATTTTTCCCGCAGCGATCAATTGCGCCTCTTCGTCGTTCTCGAACTTGGCCAGAAGTTGCTTAGTCCTTTCAGGATCAATACCGGCAAACTTCGCAAGCTCCCCTTCTTTTGCCTTAAGCTTTCCAAGCAGCTCTTTGTTTTTGGTGTCCAGGCCTGTTGTCGCTGCCGCTACCGCCGTAGCCACCGCAGCATCAATTTGAGCTTGAACTTCAGGGGTAATTGTTTCACCTCCACCCCCGCCACCTTCCCCGCCTTCAGCGGCCATCTGTAGTACGTGCATTCTTCTGATAAACATTTGTTGTCGATCCCTTTAGGAGTGGCGTAACCACGTTGACGAAAATATTGTCGAAATAACTTGACTTCTATGCTATATGGCGTAAAATCAATAAAATCGACAAACTTTAAGCTCACCTTATACGCTAATTGTATTTTTGTTGCAACTCTTTCAGTGTCAGCTCCCGGCCTTGACCATCAAGTAGCTGGTTAAGACTGATCTTTCCTTCTCGAAACAAGTCCGCTCTTCCCTTGCCCAACATTTCATCTTGTTGCGTTTTTGACACCATCTGTAAGTATTGATCAATCGTTGTGTCGGTAGATACCGGCCCAAGGGAGGAAGCTCTTTCCCCTGGGGGTAGTTCGGGCAACTTCAGGCCAAGTTGTTTAAATGTTTTCGTCTCGGGTAGCAAGACACAACGGTCAAAAAAGTGGATCGGGGGCATCCGAAACGGGATGCTATGCCCAATAGGTGTATGGTTTGCGTCGTTTTTCCAGGATAAACCAGAAAGACCAAGACACTGTGGGCAAACGTGCGAATCCATAGCCGAAAACCAAGAGAACGCCTGAATCACATCGCTGTTTTGTTCGTACACAGCTTGCCTTGCGTTATTCGCTACTGTCTGCACCGCCGTGTGTACCAAAGCATTTGCGTTATTTCTTGTAAGATCAAGCAATCCCGGCTGAGTTCGTGTGCCGATAATCCTTCGCACGATCTGCTGATTATTTTCCCCCAGCACCATGCCCTGACGTATTGCGGAAGAAAACTTGAAGATTGTGTCAGATTCTTGCTTTGCCCACCAATCTGCAAGCGGCCCCCCGTTGATGAGCGTATTGGCCGTAATACCTGAGATTACCGCAGCTGTTGGCAAGGCTGCGTTATATCCGATAAACACTTCGTCAATGTTCGCCGCCGCCGTCTTGATTTGCAGTTTGGTTACTCCGTCCAATGTTTCCGCTGCCGCGTCCTGCATTTGGGCAAAGGCCTCAGATACTGGTTCCGAGATTGAGGTAAGCAGGGCTGAGAGCTTGCGCTTATTGAACGTGGCTATCTCATCGCCGGACAGTCGGGCAAGTACCCCCTTTTCGATTTGCTTAACGATCTTTTCGATCTTCTTGCGCTCACTGGCTTCCAGCCTTCGCAAGTCGACCTGAAAGCGGATAATTTTGTCGAGAAGTTTTGGGTTAATTTCGGCCATCGTCAATCATTTCTTGTGTTTGAATAAACAAGTGCCCCTGAAGTAGCGCCACCACTAACCCCATCGGAATATTATCCTCTTTCGCCTTGTCAATTGCTTCCGCTATCTCCCGATCCAGCTTGGCCGTTGCCTTCTCCATTTCCGCTATCTGGTTGTCCTGAAACTGTACCCGTATCACTTCCCCCATTGCTGCTTCCCCCTGTCGGTAAAGTTCCCATCCCCGGCGTACCTTCTTCAATCATACCCTTTTCGTCTTCTTCTTTTGTTCCTGGCGGATACATCCCAGCACGATCAAGATTGTAGAACAGCGTTTTCCAGCTCATTCCACCCTGGATGTACATCGTCATCCAAGATGTGAGCAACGCCGAATCCACATTCGGCGGCATAAATTCTTTGTTGAATTCTACCTTCGTTTCTTCATCGTCTTCCTGCCCAAGCCACCAGGCCATCCAGCGCAAAGGATTAGTCATACCTTCGGAAAGCGTCGTGGACATATCCACCAGCACCGACTCATCCCCGGCTTGCTTCCGCTTCCAGGCTTCCCCGGATTCCACCCCGGCGTTTCTTGGTTCAAGCATCCGGGCACCGAGAACACCCATCTGGAATTCTTTCTTCTCGATGTTCTTAAGCAAAGCCTCAAAGCTACTTTGAACTTCCACAAATTCGGCCTTGGTCTGTGGATTCGGATACACGTTCGCCTTCGATCCACCCAAATATACTGTATTCGAGCCGTCTTCTCCACCTGCATCACCATAGATGAACAGCGTAGGCAACCCCGATAAGAAGCAGCCGCGCTCATACGAGGAACTTTGCTCATAATGGTGATAGTTCATCGTGATCAAATCCATCAGCGGCGGTATTTCCGGCTTGCATTCCAAGGAGTCCACACCGATCGGCTGGAACGGGATGAATGGAATGGGTTGTGTGTTTCGCTTTGGGTATCTTGGCCAACCACCAACAATCGTTTCTTTTCCTGATGCCGTGCTGATTTGATAAAGGTATTGGACGTACTGACCTTGTTCCAACACCAATACCTTGTGCAATTCTTCCCCGTCCTTCAATTCAACCTCGGGATACCCTGCCGGGTCTTC